ATGGCTGATCCGGCAGAGCGATTTCTAAACCAAGTAACTCGCTGATTTTTGCCAAATCCATTTCTGTAGATAAGAATCCGTTTTTATCCATAACAAGGTCTTTACTTATTTTGTATTTGTCTATTATTTCATAAAAATCCTCTTTCGTATGTCTTTCTTCTAGTTCGTATAATTCATTAAACCCGAACATTTCTTTCAAGTAAAAAGCATTTTGCCGTTTGTAACCAGAATAAAATCCTTTGAATGTTGTATCTATAGCAAGTAACAACATCTTTCCTTCTTCTGTTTGGGGTAGTGGGAGATTATATATACTCCAGACCATCAGAGCAGTAGAACCGCAATATTTCTCATTATAATTCATGGATGATACATTATTTATCAGATTCGGATTTATCATAGATTTGTTGACAATATCAGTTGAACTAAACCTGTTTACATGATTATCGAATGCTTTTTCATTTTTAAGAATCGACACGTCGCACCAAACTCTGGGGTGTGAATTTTTCTCGATTGAATAAGTATTTTTGAAGTTATAATAATAACTGACTGTCCATCCCTTCACTTGCTTTAATATAGCAGTAGTCAGTAGACCATCTATATCATTAGATAACACTAAGTCGTGTCTCTCCGTTGTCTTATACCAGTCCGGTATTTGCTGTAAATATTTTTGTTCCATTTTACTTCATAAATTTTACCCTTCATTTTATTTTCTCCTTTTCCTCATAAAAATTTTTAGGGGATAGCAAATCACTATCCCCTTAACAATTATGGTCACTTATGTCATAATATGCCCAATCCAAAAAATCCTCATCGATCCAATAATTGCCGTCAAATAGGATTTCTGCATATTCGACCGCATATTCATTTGCTTTTTCCTCAACCAATTCAAAATCGATTAAATCTTCCGGATCAATGTCAATATCGAATTCTGCTTCTATTTCCAATGCACTAGCTTCATCTTCGGCTCTCTCTCGTGCTTCCTGTAGTGCTTGGTCATAAGCACTTTGTCCGAACCAGGGAATCTCGTAATCACATCCTTCATCGTCTAAACTAAATTCATCGACTAAATCCTCTGGGAAACAGTGTGAATTCATTATATTTGAAAACGTCCAAGCTCCGTAGCCCGCCCCGCCCCTTGAATGACCTGATGTTTTAGATGGTGATGAATTTCTGCCATGACTACTGAATGCCTGGCTGAATCCTGTTGAAATAGCTCGTATTAAGCCGCCAAATAACCCCATAACACCACCTCTACTTTTTTTTAGCGTTTGGTTTTGCCACTTTTGGCAAAGGTTCACCTATTCCATAGCAGCAGTTAAGAAAAGCTCCATATACTTCTTTTGTAGGAATTTCATCCATTGCCTCGACCATTCCGATGTAGCGAGGTGTTACATTGCACCACTCTGCAACTTCTTTCTGTGTTTTTCCATGCATATAGCGTAAAAATTTTAATCGATCTCCAGATAACATTTCAACCTCACTTTCTTCTATATAAAAAGGGTGCAAGAATTTCCTGCACCCTTTCCAAATGGCTAATCAGTATGTGTCATTAAGTCGTAGGTAAAACTTTCTTTGCGAACACGATTGCGGTATCGTCAGTCAGTGCCATTGCATAAAACTGGCTGAGATAAATCGTTGTCTGTCTCAGGGAAGCGTCCCTAGAAGTTTCAGCAAACGGAGTTTCCTTTGGTATGATAGAAATTGCATTCTTTTTCATAAATAGAATGAATCCTTCCTGATTTGTTGCATCATACAGACGATCAGACAGAATGACTGGAATGCCGAGGAAATAGCCGATTATACCATTGACAGCGATACCGGAGCCGTCTGTAGTCATTGTCTTTTCAGTGCTGGTGAACATATCCATCAGATAGAATGACGGAGCAAACGCAGAGTGGATGACGATTGCATCGAAATCAGCAGAATCCCGATCATCGCCATAAAGCCCCATGATCCCAATAAGTTCCGTCTGTGTTACATTATTTTTAGTAGCGAGTTCGTATTTAAGCGGAGATTCTAATGCACATGCGATTGCATCTGTATCATACTTTCTTGCGACAGCGATTGCTTGCTGATTAGCGGCTTCGTTGATAGCGTTACCGAGTTCAACTTCATTATCGTAGTCAGCCACTTTTACGCCCGGTGCTTGGATTGCCTTGATTGTTGCCGGAACGCTGGTCTGTTTCATCTGTGTTACGTCCATAGGAGTATTTATGTTCCAATCCTTTGCATCACCGATATAAGCCCATTTCGGCATATTGAGCGTTTCACCCGGTTTACCTTTGAGGTCGCCAAGATTTACAAGGAACTGTGCAACTTTGCACTTACCGGCAATTTTCTCCCTAACGAGAGCAGAATAAACTTCCGGTACGATTACATTTGTATTGATAGTATTTGCCATATTTATCACCTATTTAACCTTTCTCTAATTTAATTTTAATTTCAGATACGTCCGATTTGATATGCTCCAAATCGGCTTGATAATTTTCCAAAACTTCAACAAACTGTGCGTTTGTCTCCGTCAGCTTTTCATTTACCGCCTGTGCTTCCTTTACGAATGAATAGAGTTTTTCTTCCCTCTTTTCATTCTGTTCCTGCTGACGATTCCATATCTTCCATATGAAAAAGCCAAGTCCGAGAACACAGACGATAGGAAAACCTACGGACTCAATAAGTGACTGAATTGTGTTTAAATCCATTCAATTCCCCCTTTACTACTTATTTAATGCTTCATAAAGTGCAGGATTTTCCTGATAAAGTTTAGCCCTCTCCATGTATGACATTTTCTTGAATTCTGTTTTTGTGATTCCTTTGTTATTAACGTGGTTACTGGGTTTGTTGCTGTCATTGAGAAAGTAGTTACCAAATAAAGCCCCTACCTCATCAATGGTCTTATCCATATCTTCACCAACATTTAGATATGCGGCTAATCCTTCCGGCAGTTCTTTTTCTTTTAACTTGGAAGCGAGTGATATTGCCCTTTCCTTATTGGAAAGTTCTTTTTCTCTCTGCTCCAATGCAGATATGCGTTCCTCTAATGCCTTTTCTGCATCTGATTTTTCTTTCGGTTTATATTGTGCCAATTCATCATTGACGGTTTTAAGTTTCTGTACATAATCGGTACGAACCTTATCCGTTTCTGATTGGATCAACTTTTCAACCATTGCTGTTTGTTCCTCTGATAAGTTTAAATCTTTTAATTCCATTATTTATTTCCTCCTTCTTTGCAGTTATTCACATTTTCTCCCTTAATCTGGAAAGTAAATTTTTCACCTGATAAGTTAGCGAGTGAATCCCTGCTAAAACAATAGATTACAAATATTTTCGAAAACAACTTGATTTGAATTACTTTTACTTCTTTCTTCATAAATATTACCTCTTTTCCTTATTTTTTGAATCAGGGGAAGTTGCCTGCCCCCTTCATAATAGAAACAGCCAAAAAAGTGGTCATAATGCTTGAAATTTATAATAGTCCTGAAAAGCCAAATACATGATTTCAAAATCTTACAATAGTCAAATGGTATTCTTTTATATCAAAATCGAAATTGACCTTCCGAAAAGTCATACCGTTACATCGACCTCTTTCATAATATGAAACAATGAAAAAATGTACTAAACTGCCTTAAATTTATAGCAGTTTGATTTTTGCTCAGGTACAAATTGTATGCAATCGAATCTTAAAAGGGTAGTTATTTATACCAGAATTGGAATCGTACTACTCGTGTAGTCATACCTACTGAATTTTTTTCTCCGACTTCTTTCATAATATGAAACAACTCAAAAACCACTTATAATGATATAAATTTATATCAGTTCAAAAATGGTGGTCGTGTAATTTCAAAATCTTACAATAGTCAAATGATATTTATTTTTATTAAAATCAAAATCAACCTTCTGAAAAAAGCTAACTACTTTTTTTTGATCTCCTAACCTCTTTCATAATATGAAACAAACAAAAAACATATCAAACTGCATGTTATTATTGAAGTTTAATTTTTGTCCTCGTGTAAATTGTATACAATCGAATCTCAAAATGATAATATTTATACTAAGAATTGAAATCGACTTTTTGAAAAGTCATACCGTGACATCGACCTCTTCATAATATGAAACAATGAAAAAATGGGGCATAATGGTATAAATTACATATAGTTTGATTTTTGCTTAGCAACAATTTCAGAATCTTACAATAGTTAAATAGCAATTTTTTATATTAAAATCAAAATCGGGATTTTGAAAATTTGCTATTTAACATCCAATCCCCTTCATTATATAAACTGAAAAAAACATATTAAAATGCTATAAATTTATAGCAGTCCTATTTTTGACTTTACCCTTTTTCGAAATCTTACAATAGTCAAATGGTAGTTCTTTATACCAAAATCAGAATCGGTGTTCTGCAAAGTCATACCATTAACTGCCACTCCCTTCATAATATGAAACAACTCAAAAACCCCTCGAAGTAGTATATATTTATATCAGTTCAATTTTTGCTCAGGTACAAATTGTATGCAATCGAATTTCAAAATGATAGTATTTATACTAAGAATTGAAATCGGAATTTTAAAAAGTCACACCATTACCTCATCCCCTTCATAATATGAAACAACTAAAAAACACATCATAATGGTATAAATTACATAGAGTTTGATTTTTGCTCAGGTACAAAATCAAAAATTTGAATCTCTAAACTATTAATATTTACATTAAAAATTGAAATCGGTCTTCCCAAAAAGGCAAACTTAACATTTTAAAACTAGAAGTTTATTATCTCTAAATCAACGCTTGTAGTCAACCCGTCAGCATTCTTCCAATGAACCGTGAGAATAGTTCCGCCCAATTTCTGCATATTCAATCCGCTCACATTACCATTATCCGGCACTTGAATAGTCCACTTATTTATTGTAGATCCGACAGCGGTAGTCAAATCATCAATGACAAATCCCAATTCCTGATTCGTTTGGCTTAACTCCCAAGTGAGCCACCAAGTACCGTCCTGTGCTTCCTGCTCCACATCTCCGTCAGTAGCAAATACATGACTGGTTATTGTCTTTTTAGAGCCACCAACTTTGACAGTATTGGTAGTTCCGTTATATGTAAGCTTTGCGTAATAATCGCTTGATGGGGTAGGCGTTGGCTCTACACTTGATGTATTTACCGTAACAGTATAATCACAACTGTATGATTGAGTAGTCCACCTGTCTGTTTCGGTAGCGACATATCTGGTAATGGTTCTGGTTGCAGTAACAGTACAAGTACCATCAGCAACAGCAGTGATTATCCCATCATCATCTACCGTAGCTATGGACGGATCAGAAGAAGAGTAGACAATCTTACCCTCTAACATATAGTGACGATAAGGAGTGCCGGACGAATCCGTATAGATCGTCTGGGGATTGATTTGTGCCATTGCTCCTATTTCTTCTAAGGTAACGGAAGTGACACCATTTATATCCTTCATTTCATAATGATAGGTACTGTCTATGTTCCTTGAGAAATAATAATAAGTCAACCCGTCTATATCAAACTTATTGATACAATTATATGTTCCACCAAAATCATAAACACTCTCATTAACGAATATCATATTGCTTTTTTTGGTATAAAGCGAAATAGAACCGTTCACAGTCGATACCAAACTCCCATGCTTCGGGTTTGGAGCAGATAAATCTCCACAGACCAGATAATAGTCCTTTCCCTCAATATTCCATGTAACATTTGTCCGTATAGCTGTTGAAGTATAGAATATCCTGGAATCCCAACTTCTCCGGTTAATGATTAAAAAATGTTCGCCGCATAACTCAAAAACATCTCCCTTGCCTACATCATAGTCCTGAGAGTAGAAGATGGTTATGCTCTCCTGTGCTGTTTTGGAAGAGATTGTCCGTACCAGAAAGCGAAAATCACCATCTTCCTGACCAACGACCGTGACCTTTCTCCCTTCTCTTAACAGCATTGTATCAAATTGATGTTTATTAACCTGATAAATATCCATATTTGCCTCCTTAAAAAAGAAGGTGTTACCGAAATGGAAACACCTTCTATAACTGATAAATTTTCTCAATTAACTAATTCTTATTTTTTCATTTTTATTCCCGCTCAATCTGTCCAATGGATTGAACTTTTCAAAATCCAACTGTAAATCCGTTCCGAACATCGTCACATATTCCTTTGTAACAGATAAATCACTATGACCAAGTATCTTCTGTAAGCGGAACATATCACCACCAGCCAATATCCAGTTCTTAGCGAAGGTATGTCTGAATAGATGACAACTTGTTTTATTCACATTACGCTTGATATTGAATCTCTGTACCAACTGTTGATAGGTTCTTGTGCTTGCTGGCTGACCATAATCATTACAAAAGAGTGGAGAATCATTCTCACCGCCCCTTATCTCAAGATATTCCTGTAATATATCTGCAAGTGTCTTTGAGAGAGGAATGATCTGCTGTTTACGGTTCTTTGTCTTTCTAAGGGTAATAATCCCGTCTGCAAAGTTAATATCG